TGTTGATTATTATATCGGACGAACCATCAAATGCTGCTGTTCCGGTTATTGCGCCACTGATGCTTATATTACGCGGGTTCTTCAATCGAGTAGAAGTCAAAACTTCTTTTGATGCATCTGGCGTATCATCGACCAACCCCAAACCAACAGATGTTTTATTCAGAGTTTGCCATGTGTGGTCTCCTCTGAAATAATCTGACGTTGAACCATATGATAGAGTTTGTTGTTTTTCGTTATCAAGTTCCTCAATTGCATCTTGCACGTTGGTCGCCGATACGCCACCAGTTGCCGTGAATGAAATGGCTGATGCAGAATTTGATGATCCTGGGTCTATTATTTCGTCGGATTCATAGAATTGAATCGGCGCTAGAAGATTCCCAGCATTATCGATCCGCACAGAATCCACATCTAATGAACCGAAAATCTCATATTTATATGAAGTGGATTCTGAATATACACCAGACGGGCTATATTCGACGTTCAAAAACTGAGATCGCGTCGTCCTAATGTTCTGACTATTCGCAGATTTCAAAATTGCGTCGAATTTCTTTTTCGACTGCTGAAAATTAGCATCAACGCTACTCGTAGTGAAGACGCTGACCGTTTTACTCATCGTTCTTTAACAGCATTGAATGTGTAAGTATATTCGAGAGATTCAATATTCCCCTCATTGAATCTCTCGACGACGACAGTTGAATACGATTCTTTGTTCTTCTTCGCTTCGGACAGACGCTTGTCCATCTTATTCTTCAATTCGGCGAAATCAGCAAGCGTTGATGATATTCTATATGTGACTGCCATTTAATATCCATTCACGAAGACGTTCTCGCTGCCAGTGACCATTGTATTCGGTGGATAGTCATCATCGATATCTCCTACTCGAGTTACTGCCTTTTTGTTCGCGAAGACGTTCTTACTGCCGGTGACCATCGAGTCTGGTGGATAGTCGTCATCGATATCTCCTACTCGAGATATCGCTTTTTTGTTCGCGAAGACGTTCTCACTGCCAGTGACCATCGAGTCTGGTGGAAAGTCATCATCGATATCTCCAATTCGCGTTATTGCGGGCATATGAAACTCCTCTTAGTATTTAGCTTCTTGATCTACATCTCTACTTTATTCTAGATCGAGATTACTTATCAACGGTTAAACAAATGCGTGTAAATTTTAGTGAGCTATCTACAAAACTAACTTTATTGGAGATGATAACAAATGGCGGATAACCAACACCGAATGATCAAAGGATATAGGGATCTGACGATCCATGAAATTGATCTGATGAACAGAATTAAAGACATCGGCGCAGAGCTGGAGAAACTGATCGAAGAAGTCGAACAAACGAATCTTTCGACTGCGATTGACTCTGTTCTAGCAGTAAAATCAGAACCAGAGATTTGGACCCATCAAGCGAAGATCAATCTTAAGATCGGTCTGATGGCGCTTACTCGCGCAGTCGCAAAACCGACGAGCTTCTGATGTTGAAACCTTGCCCGATGTGTGGTTCAGAAATGGACCACGAAGATAGCGATTGTATGCATCCTAGCTCTGTTGGTTGGGTCGATCAACCTCTACCAGAGATTCTCGTCCGTAGATACGTCAGAGCGACCGAAGTCCCACCAGAGCAAAGATGCTGGGAAATTCACTGCGTGAAACACTATGGTGGTTGTGGGGTCAACGTGTCCGGCGACACCAAACAGGAAGCCATTGACAACTGGAATCGTCGAATTTGATCAGGGAGCTGCGGCTCCCTTTACTTTTATTCCAAACCGAGTTATACTATATCTAACGGTTAAACAAAGGTGTGTATGAGTAAGCTGTCTAGCATCATCGAAGAATTGTCTTCTGTCGGGTCAACATTGACTAAGAAAGAAATTCTTTCGACTAATAAGAATTTTGACCTTCTCAAAATGGCGTTCTGGTTGACCGAGAACCCGATGTTGAATTTCTATATTCGACTGGATAAGAATCCTCGTCGAGTTTCCGGGAAGAAAGAGATCGACGCGCCTCTTCTTCAATCAATCCACGCGACTCTCCACGGTCGAGTCTTGACTGGTAACGCTGCTCGCGAGTGGGTTGATGATATTCTCGATTCTCTAACTCCAGAAGATCAGATCATTCTCACTCGCATCATCAATCGCGATCTCGAATGCAAAGTTGGTACGAACCTATGTAACGCCACATGGGAAGGTCTCATTCCCGAGATGCCGTGTATGCTCGCGGATAAGTTCAACGAGAAGACCAAGAAGAATCTAAAGGAAGTCGGTCCTTCCGAATCGCCGAAAATCGTTGTCCAATTGAAATGTGATGGACTTCGCGCCCACTTCAGTATCGACGATAAGGGAAACGTCAAAGCGTTCACTCGTTCAGGTAATGAGTTGATGCTCCACGGAGTTTTCGATGCCTCTTTCTCGCCTTATAAGAATAAGGTGATCGACGGAGAACTTCTTGTTCTATCTGATGATGGACACGAAGACAGAAAAACCGGAAATGGACTGGGAAATAAAGCAGTTCGCGGTACGATCACCAAACAAGAAGCAGAACGATTCTCCGTTATCGTATGGGATGTAATTCCATTCGACAAATTCTGGGCTGGCGAAACCGTCAAGACTCCATACATCGACCGATTCACAGAACTGAGAAATATTGTATCAGAGATTGGTCAACCGAAGAAAGTCTCTCTGGTGGAGACTAAGCTATGCCGCACATTCTCCGAGATGCAAGAATTCTACGGGGAGAAACTCGCGCAGGGTCTCGAGGGTGCCATTGTGAAGACCATCGATATGCCTTGGGAGAATCGTCGATCCAAGTTCATGTTGAAGCTCAAAGAAGAATTGTCTGCTACGTTGGTTTGTACCGGGACAACTCCTCACTCGAAGATTCCCGGCTGGATTGGTTCGATCGAATGCGAAACCGCTGATGGGAAATTGAAGTGCTCGATTGGTTCTGGGTTTACCGAGGAAGATCGCGCAATGCCTCCTTCATATTTCATCGGTAAGCTGATCGATATGAAATACAACGCATTGATCACATCTCGCGGACGCGAAGAATATTCCATGTTTCTCCCTATCTACAAGGGATTCCGTGAAGACGTTTCTGCTGCCGACACCCTTCCCAAACTCATGAAAGGTATCTGATGACTGACTATATGGCGAAAGTGATCGATCTCGAACGATCGATCTATTCAAATGAATATTATGTGAACCTATGGGAGCAGGTGAAGGATGGTCGAGACATCAAATGTCTGAGTGATGTCACACTTTGTGAGATGTTAAATGATTTCTGGTATGTTCTTCCTGACTCGCGGTCGATCCATCGACCGCCTTTCAATGCGCTGTGTGATCTTTGCGAAGGAATAGATGATCTTGATCTTGATCCGACTCGTCTGGATGTGATTCTATCGAGTGGCACCCATACAATCGAGTTCACCAAGAAAAACGGCGAATATCGAAAGATGCAAGCAACCCGCGACATCAATATCATTCGTCAACATCTACCAGATTGCGAAGATCTCGAACCAGCGCTCGCGTCGGACGCGTCTCTCGTTGTCTTCGATCTGAATAAGAAAGACTGGCGACGATTCATGGTCGAAAATTTGATTGAAATTAACTGAACGGAGGAAATGTTGAGCGTAACATATAGTGACGAAGCCGCAAAGGCGATCAAGGGAATGGTCTCTGAGGTATCTGCCTCGATGACCCGAATGGAAGGTGAGCGAGATCTGATTAACGAATCTATCAAGAAGGTTGCCTCAGATCATGAAATCGACAAGAAGGTTTTGCGTAAACTCGCATCGATCTACCATAAACAGCTCTACCATACAGTGAAGCAGGAGAACGAGCAGGTCGAATCGTCGTATCAATTTTTGTTCAAACCGGATGATTCTGTCTGATGTATAATTTCATTCTATACTGCCAGATTGCATTCGAGATCTGGATCGATAATCTGAAGTCGTTGTTTGGTATTGGGACGGGAGAAGAAGAATGAGCTTTGTCAATGGTGTGCGCGAATTCAATCGGATTGCCGGTACAGAAGAAGAATTCAATCCTCGGAAGGTGGCTCTTTATACTGGTTTGATTCTCGAAGAAGTACGAGAGCTCCTCGAGACGTATGATGACCCACGACTTGGGAAATTGATCACCGCAGTTGAATATCATTCGAAGATGTTTAAGACCGGCGATTTCGACGAATCAGCGAAAACTATCAATCGAGCAGAAGCTCTGAAAGAAACCATTGATATCGCCGTGGTCGCTCTCGGCGAGGGAATTTCTCTCGGTGCCGATATCGTCGCCGCGTGTGATGAAGTCTCTAGTTCGAATCTGAGTAAGTTCCCCTTTGTTGATGGTA